CCTATCATTACTAATGCTCTTGAAGCTATATCTACTTTAGTTACTGCCATATTAAGCTCTTTGTCTTAATTGTACTCCACCTTCTACATTTGGAATTATTATAGATAAATTTTTTCCACTTATATTAGATATTTTATATTTTTTTGCTAAATACATAACTTCATTTTTAAATTCTTTACTGTTTGATTTTGGATCACTTGATTCAATAATACTATCTAATATTGCTAATCTAGTTCTTACATCATCAATTTCTTTTTCTGATAATTGTTTTGCACTTGCAACAACATTAGAATTTTTACCTTTATATGTTGTAGCAAATCTTCCATCTCCTCTTCTTTCTTGTGTATATTCTTGTTCAGGATTTGAATTAGATTTTAAAATTGAAGAACCTAATCCAAAAGTTGCAACAGCAGCTAAAGATCCAACAGCAGCTCCAGTTATTTCTCCAGCTATTCCAGCTTTATTACCAAAAACTTTTTCAGCTTTATTGTTAATTTTACTTGTTGTTTTATTTATAGTTTCTTTAGGATTTTTTATTGCATTTACAGCTTTACCACTTACTTTAGTTGCAGTTTGTCCTACAGCTCCAGCCATAACATTTGGAACTGCATCTACACCTTTAATATTACCTCTTATATTTTTTCCACTTGGGTTTTTTATTGTTTGTGCATCTTTTAATATATTTTCTTTAGCACTTTTTTTAACTTTTTTACCTTGAGATTCTAAATCTTTTTTTTTCTTTTTGGCAGCACTAATAGCTTTGCCAACTATTTTTTTTCCTACCTTAATTGCTCCAGCTATTGCCATAATTTTTTCCTATATTAGAGAGGGGATTGTTCCCCTCTCCAAGTAATATACTTATGCTAGTATTACTGTATTTAAGTTAGATCCACCATCGTTTACAGATACAATTAATATATCTACAACTGCGTTTGATCCACCACTATTTACAATAATAATATCTCCAGCACTTAGTTCTTTGTGAGACAAGATAAAGTAATCATCGTTGTCAATATCCCCAATAGCATCGCCATCTGTGTAATACCACATTGAATTGGAATCACCCATCTGAGAGATTTTTTTTACGGGATTTGCTAATGCGTAAGCCATAATATTCTTTCCTCTCTGCTATTCAGCACACTTTTGTACTCTAATACCATTAGTATCAATCATAATTGATCCCATACTTAAGTATGAAGTCATTAGATGTGAAACTTTTTCAGGTATATAGTTTACTTCTGTTCTTACTTCTGATCCCACACCTAAACCCATAGATGTTTTGTGCCAACAAATAGTATGTCTATCTGTTGAGCCAGAAGTATCTAAACCAGAATGAACGAATGTTAAGAAACCTAAGAATCTTTTTGCAGTATAATTCATACCAGAAAAAGGAAGTTCTGCAGTTCCAATATACTCGGATCTAGTCCATTGATCGTCAGCTAAAAGATCAGCTCCATTGACTTGGACCGATTGCCCAATATCTTTGGTTATCATCAGGTACATTGTTAGTACCAAATAATTCTTGCATTTCTTTAAACTTGTCAATATTCATGTCGGTAGCTGGTGGTGATCCACCACTTGCTCCAGCATTATTAGCTAAAGTTGTAGCAGATGACATAGCATCAGTAAGAATACTATCAGTTTTTCTACCTAAAGCGTAAGCTGCATTATTTGCAATTACACTTCTTTCGTCAATATTGGTTTTAAGCTCATCTAGTTTGTCAACATAATCTGAAGCATAGTAGTCAGCTAGAGTTGCAGTTACATTAGTATGACTAATGTTCATTGCTACAACTTCTGAGTGACGAGCTTTAGTAGATGCTTCGCCAGTTCCAACTTTTTGGAATTTGACAGATTCTCCACTTACTCCATTTACAGTACGCACTAGGTTTTTAAGCTTACTACCTTGTCTTTGATATGCCATATGCACTTCAGCTTCGAACTGAGTGATAAAAGCATTAGTAATAGTAGCAGACATTTTACCTCCGTGTTTGCTTGTGTTCGTAGATTATCTTGAAAAAGCTAAATAAGGTTGTCTTATAAAGGCCTATTGTCTTTTTAAAGGTCTATTTANGCTTTACTGACANTTTTTTTAATGTTTTTCAACTCACAAATATTAACAACATTTTCTTTTGGAATAACACAAGTATCACCTATATCTGTATCATTGTATGTCATGTATAATATTAATACATCATCATTGTCAGTTAAGACATAACCTTCGCTATAATTTATAGCTGGTTTATATTTTTTTGCATCATCAGGATTTAACCATTCAGCAAATGATTGTGCATCACGCCAAGTAGCTTTAACTCGCCTTCTGACTTCCGTAATACTTTTCATACAAACTACCTATTTTTGCAATGTAAGCTGGATCTCTTTCTCCATCTTTCCAGTATCTAGGATCTTTCATCATTGATCGTAAATCATCTAAACTAGGAGCAGCTTCAATAGCTGTTTCAGTAGTAGGCATAGGAGCGTCTTTATTAAGGCTCATTATTTCTTCTAATGCTTTTACTCCTTGAGCTGTACTAGCAAATTCAGATATACTAGAATATGCATCAGGAGATAAATTTTTTTTACTCCATAAATCAGCAGCTTCTATTCTTTGTGTAGCATTTTCACCTAATAATTCTCTTTCATTATCTTGATTAGGTAAAGAAGATATTTCATTATTAACAAATGCTTCTATACCTTTATTAAATTCATCTTGTGATAATCCTTTAGACTTAGCAGTTTCTGACCACCATTGTAATAAAGGCATTTCTTTATCTACACTTAAATCTACATTTTCTGGTAATTCAGGTAATTTAATTTCATATTCTTCAGGAGTATTAGCTTTTGTTTCATTAAATATATCTTCTCTAATTTGTTTAGATAAATCTTCTGTTCTTGATCCTAATTTTTTTTCTAAAGAATTATAACTACTAGATAATTCTTCAATATTAATTTCATTTAAATCTTTATTCCAAAATTTATCTTGAACAAAATCTGGTTTACTACTTTCTGTTTGTTCCGTTTCTTGTGTAACTATTTCTTCTTCAGCCATTCTTTACCTCGTTTTATTCTTAGTTTAATTTGTTGCAGCATAAATCGTTGACCTTCTAAATGCCACAATACCCTATCTTCTGCATTAGGATTTAATGTAACATTATTAACTATAGTATCAAAAAATTCTAATATTTTTTTTCCATCAGGATCAGAAAATACAGACGCAAATATTCTATCTATTTCACCTGTGTCTTGTTTACTGTTGTCCTTGCGGCTGCTGACTAGGGATTCCCAACTCATTCTGTGCCATATTAGACTGTTGTGCCATGTTTTGCAACTCTTGTATCATTTGTTGTTGTTCTTCAGGTCCTCTAATCAATTTTTCTGGTAATCCTAATTTTTCTGCTAAATACCTAGCTACTTCATCTTGTTTAACAATCATATTAAGAATTTGTGGACCAAATGTTTGAGCTAATATTGCATTAAAATTATTAACTACAGCTACATCTTGTTGATGTTGTGCTTGTGCTAATGGTGATTGTGATATTACAGTTACTTCTCTATTATCAATTTTTGGTATTTCTATTCTACCTTGTTTAGATAATATTCTAATTACTCTACGAAGTAATGGTGTAACAAACTCAGATTGTAGTCTACCAAAAGAAGATCCAATTTGTCTTGATAAATCTGCCATTCTTTCTGACACTTCTGTTGCTGACATTGGAGTACCTTCTGGTCTACCAAGTGATTCCATATACAAAGCTTTTTTAATATTTTGTCTCATGTCAGATAATATTAATTGTGCTACATCAAATCTACCAGCTCCAGCTAAAGGAGTTAAACCTCTACTGTTAGGAGCTACAGGAATTAAAGCACCTGGCACAAGATTTATATTATCAGGATTAACAACACCATCATCTTCATAAGTATAAATACCACTAATATTCATTTGTGCATTTTGTAATATTAGTTCTACTGTAAGATTAGTTGTTTTAATTGCAGCCATACTATTAAACACAGGACCACGACCATAAACTTCTCCTGATCCTTTATTCCATCTAAATACAATAAAAGGATTACTACCAATTCCATCTAACTCTTTTTCAAAAATTATTTCTTCTTCATTCATACAAGCAACACAGTATTTAAATTTTTCTGTATTTGCTTCGTCATAAATTTTGTAAACACCTTCTACTATAGTTGCTTTTTTACCTTGATTTTTTTCTATAGCATTAAACATTTTTTCAGACATTTCTGCTTTTGGATATGCAGCCATAAGTTGATTATAAGGTATTTGTCTTTTTCTAAATACTGTATCTACTTTATTATTTGGACCATTATTCAACATAACTTTAGGTAAAGGTATAGCTGTAAAATTAACTGGGTTTAATGCATCACCTTCTTCTACTAACATAACACCAGTACCAATAGCACAATCCATAAATGCCTCATGTACTTCTTGATTAAAATTAGATCCACTTAATACTTCAAAAACATATTTAGTTATTTCATCTAATGCTTCATTGATTTGTGGTTTTTGATCATCTGGTATTTCTGATCCAGCTTCTAAGTTTGCCCATCTTCCATATGTAGGAACTATACCAGCTTGTAATCTACTAGCAAATTCTTGTATTCCTACTACTGCTGTTTCA